AACGACCCTTGAAGTACTTCTCTATTTTATCTACTAGTTCAACCTGCATCATTGTTCTTTGTTTATTTTCGTTTCTTCTTAAACACTACTTCTTTTCTTCGAGACCTACCATACTCTGTATAGCCTAGTGTTTTTAATAACTCGATGATCTGCTTACCTGATTGCTTCTGTGCTTCGCTTTTGTGTTCGATCTCTATGTTCAGCACACAATCGTTGTCCAGTAACGTTTGTTTACCTCCGAGCAGTATATCGTATTCACTGCCTTGTGTGTCAATCTTTATTAGATCAACATCTTTGAGATTGTACTCATCTAGAGTTTTTACTTGTAGTGTTGAATGATCTACTTCTTTTTCAAATATCTGATCTCTAAAGAAGCTGTGTCCACCGGAAGTAACTTTTGATTTGTAAAATGTTTTTGTTTCTGCCTTAGATCCTAACCCCACTCTATGTAAACTATAATTGTTATTGTTCTGTAGATTGGCTTCTAGACATTCGATATTTGATGCATCCGGTTCAAAAATTATTACATCCTTAAATCTTTCACAAAAATCTCTACTCCAGAAACCTATGTTTCCGCCGATGTCTATAGCAGTACGAAAGTTGGCAACTTCATTTAACGCATACTCTCTTTGTAATCTTTGATACGAAGTTTCATTGTTAATTGTCATCCATTCTTCATAATGCTGATCGTAATCGGGTAGATACCAACCGTGTACTTTCTGCATATTATTGTTCTTCGTCTGAGTGTAGTTCGTTTAATAACTGTCGGAGTTTGCTGGAATCTACTGTGCCTTTTACTTTGCCAAAGTCATCACCTTTGCGAGGATCTATTTCATCGTTACGAGCATCTTTAGTTGTGTCCGGAGAAACTTTGCTTTTAGTCTTTAGAGAGTCGTACATGGCTGTGGCTGTTTTTTTATAATGCTGTCCTGAATCCGCCTCCTCGTCTAAATGCCTAATTCTTAATGTGTCCACATCAAATTCTAAATCCACCTTCTGACCCACTCCAGAACTGCTTCTAGTCTTCATAAACTGTATTTGATATCTGCCTCGTTCTTTCATTGCTCTGCTTGTAAAGATACCAATCACGTTGTCTGCTGTTTGAACTTTGGACAATCCTCCTGATATATGCGAGTGATCAAATTCGATCTCTTCCACAGATGCTCTGTTCAACTGTGATGCTGTGACCATTAACATCTTAGATTCTGCTCCGTAGTTTCTCAACTCTTCAGACACATACTTGTCTTTGATAAACAGATCTGCTGGTGAAATCTTTTTAGACTTAGGCATCATAAGATCCAAATAATCTATTAGAATACAATCAATTTTCTTTTTGTTCTTGAGCTCCAACTCTTTAATATATGCTTTAATGTCATTAACATTGCTACCGCTGGGTAGATATTTGATCTGTAAATTACCTGCTTTTTTAGCGAGCATCTTAATTTTCATTTCCACATTGTCAATTTCTGGGAATATTTTTCTTGTGGGCACACCGGACATCATCGCATCCAGTCTCATCGCTACCAGTGCTTCACTCAATTCAAACGATACATAACATACATTTAATCCAGCAATGGACCAGTTAACTGCAAGATTCTGTAAGAACAAAGATTTACCTGCTCCTGATCCACCTGCAAAAATATTAAGCTCACCTCTGTTAAATCCACCAAACAGTTTCTTGTCCACAGATGCCCAGCCTGTACTGATTTGACCGTTGGAGTTTTTAAGATGTTCTAGTCTGCCTTTGGGATCTTCAAAATAATCTGTACCCAAATCTCTTGTGAGACTTATTCCCACTGCCGCTTTAATCTTATCTTCCACAGGAGCATAATCACCACGCTCTAGTAGATCTGCAGATTCTAGTATTGCTCGTTCCATGGCTTTGTGTCGAGAGAACAATTCAAACTCATCCAACAACCAGTTAAAGTGTGCTGGATCAATCTCTCGAGCAGTTTTTAATTTAATATCATGAGAAGCATTAACCTGATCCACCTCAGGCATCACTTTATATTCTTCCACATAGTCTTTGATAAATTTTGCAATAGGCTGTAACTTCCTGTCAAAACTAGCAGGATCAAAAATGTTCTGAGCTCTAGCAAATGATTCAGCATCTGCCATCATCATTTCTAAATATAGTTTCTGTACGTCGAATGTATAATCAGCCATGTATTTTTCTTTTTAAATCTATTTTTAATTTACTAGTTTCTGTTGTTTTTAATATCGATTGTATAGTAAACAGTCTACCATATTGTAGCACAGCTTCAGCCACATCATCAACTCCTTTTTGCCATTCTGGAAAAGCCACACTCCAACCAAATTCCATGGCTTGATCTATCAGTTTCTGTCCAGCTTCGTCTTGATCTGGCACAACAATTACCTGCCGATTTAATCCGTTTATCAGCTCTCGCTGTGTATCATTTATCTCTGATCCCAGTATGCTCACTCCAGATATGGTAATTGCATCAAACGGTCCTTCTGTTACGATCACGAACTTCCTCGACCAATCCTGAGCATCCATGTTGAACACATAGCCAGGCTGTGTTTCTGTCCAGTATTTCATTTCTTTGTTACGAGTATCGAACAGTCTGCCTGTGTATCCTACTGTTTCTCCTCGCCAGTAAAATGGTATCAGTAATCTTCTATTGAAGTCTCCTGTTTGATCGGGTGAGTAATAAAAATCATACCAATCTGCTCCAATGCCTCTCTTTTTAAGATAGTTCAATAACTGATCTATTTTCTCATACTGTGGCTGTGTAAGATCGTTGCCCACATATTTTTCCAACCAATGGTCCAAACGGTATGAGTTCTTTGGCAGTGTTTTTTTCTTAAAGTCTACAAATTTCTTTCGTTCAAATGCGGTGCCGGTCTCTTCATGTCGCATAGCTTCTAGAGCCAGTTTCTTTATCACATCGTCTGCAATGCCCAACCACCCCATAAACTGTTTTAGTTTCACGGACAGTTTCCGGCCAACGATGTAAGATGCTTTGAATCCACAGTTGAAACAGTGAAAACTCACAGTGCCATCAGCTGATGTCATTATCCCACCACGCTTCCTTTTGTCTGCAGAAGTGCCATGGTGTACACAGCAAGGAGCATTAAAAGAAGTCCATCCAGAAGGAGTTTTCTTTCGACCAGCAGGTAGTGCAGTCAGAATAGTTGACTGGATTAAGTTCATTGTACTAGTTTACTGTCTATATAGGATTTTGTCAATCACGCCGGTATTACCACTGTCGTTCGTCCATCGGAACCGAACGTATTGTAGTACGCCTGTGAAGTTGTAATATGCGATAGTGTCTGTGGTGGTAATTGCGTTGGAACTGATCTCAAAATAATCTGCATCTGTAGGAGCAGTAGAAACCATTGTGCCCTGTATGACCAAAGTGCCTGCAAAGTTTACAGGATACACTGCCACAGTGTGCAGTGCTGAATTGTCGTTCATGCCTGGACGAGCATCTATAGCCGACGACGTGCTGGTAGAACCAGATTTGGTAAAATTAATGATAGATTCACTGTCAGCAAATTGAGGATATCCTCCTGCCAACACTTCTGCTGTGCCTGCAGAATTATAAGCAGTGTCGGTAAATGTCACTGTGCGAGAGCCGTCTGTGGCAACTTCTCTGATACTATAACTGTAAAATTTAGCGTCTAATCCTAGCAAATCACCCTCTGTAAGCGTCACACTTGCTCTGCCCTTGGTCAATATGCTCGAACCATCGTCTAGTATGGTTAAATTGCGTGTTAGTACAGATTGTTGGGTATCAGTGTCTATAAGATTAAATTCAAATGTTTTAGCATCCACAAATTGTGACTTCTGATCCTCATTCTTAAATGTGAATGTGATAGGATTAGATACTCCTTTGTATATTTTTAACTGTCGATCGTACACCTTAGAGTTCCTTCCGTGATAACCATTTATGTAGGCTATTACCATATTGGAAAGTAAATACCTTGACACTGTTTGCATAGCACATATTTAACAGTATTTATTGGAAACATATGAACGAAGTTTTTGAAACACTAGGTAAAAAATTCCCATTTTTGTCCCTAATACGCAAGGGAGATCTAGAATTTGTGGGTATAGTACAGAACCAAGACACCCAAGTGACCAGTTTCTACGATTATGGCAGATTAATGCTACCACAAGATA